GTTCAACCTCCTGAAGCATCTTGGTGATGCGGATGGTCAATTCGGACTCCGACTTTGTGCCCGGGTTTGCAAAGTAGAACTTGTCCTCGGCCTTGTTGCGGCGAGAATGCAGATTCTTTACCAGATCCTTGGCATCGTTGTAATCCTGCGGAGTGATGGATCCGCCGTGAGTCTGATCGCTTTCCCAAGCCTCGACAATTGTCTTGGCGGATTCAAGCGCGTCCCGCATCCCCTCGTAACCGGGCTCATTGCGATCTACTGCGGCCCGCAAGGTCTTAACGCTCTTAGATACCTGCGACTTAGAAACAGACTTTTTGCCGCTGGAACTGCTGGATCCCTTGCCACCGCTTTCGCCGCCAGATCCGCCACCCTTTCCGCACTTGTTCCCGGGCTGGAATCCATCCCCGCCAATGCCGCAATTAAAGTAGAACTTGTCCTCGGCCTTAACTCGCTTATTTGCCATTCTTGACCTCGACCTTCCAATAGCGGCCAACGGTTACTTCGGGCTGCGAAGCCGTATATCCAGATTCCGAGGCACGCGCCCCGAAATCCTTGGCCAAATCTCCGTCCTCAAAGTTCACGATTAGGGCTCCGCCACCGACCTCAACAGCACGCCAGCCGCCGTTCGGGAGAAGATTCTTCTCGACCAGATCGCCCAGCAGCGGGCTTGCAGACGCCTCGGCGAACCCAGCCGCATTCTTCATCGGCACACAATTAGGAACGGTCTTGCCATCCTTCTGCTTCGTGCCGACGGCCTCGTAACCCTTCCAGCAAGCGTCCTCAAGACCGAACTTTTCGGGCTGGCCGCGCTTGCCGAAGTAGAATGTATCTTCTGTGTTCATCGTTTAAATCCGGGATCGGGGTATTCGCCTCTGTCGATGATGCGCTGACGCGCTGCGTTATATCTGTCCAGCGCCCCGCGGTCTAGGGTTCCGTCCTTCTTCACGAATCCCTTGGACTCGGCCTCCTCGAAGGTTACGGCCAGCAGTCCGCCGCGGCAGTTATAGCCGTTCGGAGGCGTTAACCCCTGCTGGCGAATCCTCTCGGCAGTCTCAATGTAGCCGTCCATTTGCCAATGCTTGCCCGGATTCGCAGACTGGCCCTTTGCCTTGTAGACGCCGCCGGGTGCGCCTCGGGTTCTGCGGTCGTGAACCTCGACCAACTCGAGCAATGGAGCCCAGACCTGAACCTTGGGATCATCCATGGTTTCCAGCGTTTCTTCGTTGTAGACGCTGGACACATTGGTTCGGTAGACGGTTTCCATCCGGGCTGCCGTCATGCCAATCACGCCTTCTACCTGAGCCCGCCGAATGAAGCCAGAAAGGCCGCCAGTTTTAAGTCCCTTTGCGGTGGATCCCTCCTCCACCGACTTGGCTAGCAATTCCTGAATGCGCTTCGCCTGCGCCTTCGTTGCACCCTTTAACACGAATGAATTGCTGGTGGCGCTCCGCAATCCCTCCAGACGCTTTGTCATGGATTGAATCGCCTCTCGCGATTCCGATTGCGCGATCTTCCGGGCCAGATTGCTCATTCGCAGCCGCGTCTTTTGCACGGTTGCCCATGACCGGGGGATGCGACGGCGGAATCTGAAGATTGCTGCCCACCACGGCCCAGCAACTGGCTGTCCCGCTGCCCATGTCGCAAATCGCTGCGGCTTCTTGTCGGGCCAATCAGAAGCCTGCCAGTCCTCTCCCTTGCGCGGCGTTGCCTTGTGCGCCTCAGCCTGCCCCGTCAGCGCGGCAATGGTCAGCGTCCAACCTAGCGCCTCCCCGTACTTCTCCCAAGCCTCGTTTGCATCCTCATCTTCGCCGCGGATCTGGGAAGCAATAGCGAGCCTGTACCACTTAGATACCTCGCGAATTCCCCTGCGATATAGCCGTTCGAACTCGGTCACTTCCGCAGTTTACGGCTTTTCGGCTTGCTTGCAGTTTCCTTGCCCTCCGCCCGGTCAAGTTCCTTAACCTTGCGATCCGCAAACGCCTTCCCGGAATTTCCGCCCCAGAGCAACCACGCGATATACCCGGCGGAATCCTTGCCCCAGCCCTCGCCCTTCTTGTCAACTTCGTGGCGGGCAAAGTACGAGTGCATTCGACGCACGGTGCTGGGCGAAAGCACCTTCTTATTCGACAGGTCGCGAGCCCGGGCAACACCGATTGCCGTGCCGCCTCGACCGTGCTGGCGTCGCAACTTCAGGCCACGGGATGCCGCCGCCGCCATGGCGTCTGTTGGGGTCAAATCCACATCCGAAAGGGCGAAGCGATCCTTCGCAAACTCCTGTTCGACTGGAACTTCCGTTCCATCTTCGGCCTCGAGTTGCCCCTGTGGCTCTGGCTCCGCACCCATTGGGCGCACATCCAGCGGCGGCATTCCCATGTCTGCGGCAGCCTGAAGAACTGGCTCATCATCCTCAGGCTCCGCCAAACCCAGAATCTTCCGGGCTTCGCGCTCCGACACGCGACCGCCCAGTTTGGTAAAGGCGTCCACCGCCTTCATGTATTCCTCCGGGTTTGGCTTAGAAACGCTGAACGAGAAGTTGGGCGGAACGCCCTCCTCTCCAAAGTTCATGCGATACAGGGGGGCCACAATCTCCCGTGACACCGTTTCTGCCAGCGAATTGGCGATGTAAGTCACCTGACGGTTTAGGGTTTGCGCGTGCTGGTCACCGATGCTGGAGCCCAGACCGCTGGAAACAGCCTCGCTGGTTCCCGTCTGCCCCAGAATGATCTCCTTGATGTTGTCGCACAGGTATTCAATCATTTTGGCGAAGGTCTCGGCATTGCTGGCGTTCGGCTCCAGAATGTCCAGCCCGTAACCCACATCCTCGCCATTCGCCCCCTTAGGAATCAGGGCGGAAACATCGCCCATCAGATTCTCCATCAGGGTACGAACCTCTTCCTTTGCCTGATCGTTTCCAAGGGGGTAATAGCCCTTTCGGATGCCCATGGAATAGCGTTCGGCGTAGGTCGCCCAGTTCTGCAATGCGGCCTGCTTTAACTGCCAGTAGTACCAAATCAGGTCGCGCATTCCGCGGCCCAGATAGGCGTTTTCCGCCTCGTAGGGGTCATCGAAATCCACGCCTTGCTGCTGGTAAATGTGCAGGGCAATTGTGGCCCGCTGCTGGTCATCGAGGGGCAGAACTCGAGAGTCCCAGCCCACCACCGTACCGTTAATCTTCTCATCATCTGGCGCGTGAGCGCCGATTGTCTGCGTGTAATACCGCGGGCCAACCTTCAGGCCCAACTGACCAAGTTCGGTCATTGTGAGGCTGTCGCCGTGGATCGGCAGCCAGTCGCGCAGAAAGGTGACTTCGCTATTCCGCCCGAACACCATGTTTACGGCGCTTCGGCCATACCAAACCGCGTCCAAGAGATGTCGAAGCAGGTCGGTGAATCGCGGGGTATTACGGACAATCTTATCCATGAATGCGGCCTGTTCGACCGCCTGTTCGTCGCCGGACATATCCGCGGGAGCCTGAATGGCCCACTCGCTGCAAGCCACCGACAACTGGAGCATGAGCAACGGCCCCATAACATCGGGGTCGTAACGCATCTGCTTTTGCAGGGCTCGATCCTTTCGGATCGCCAGCGAGCCCTGACGCATGATCTTATTAACGCTTAGGTAATAGGATCGCTGGAGTTCAACGGCGGTAACGAGCGGCTGAAATGAAGCGCGAACCCGTGGGGTCTGCACCTGTGCTGTCTCTGCCGCATCTTCTTGCATCTCGCTCATTTGCCAAAGACTCTCCACAATTTGGGACGCGAATCCCGAATGGTCACCGGGGCGTGCTTCGGATCATAACGGTATTTCCCGGCGTGTTCTAGCAAATCCACAACGGCGTCTACGCTGTCATCGTGTTCAGCAGCAGGGAAGGCAATCATCTCGTCTCGGATTGGCTCCATGGACGATTCCAGCCTGCCGTCCGGCAAGCAGCGGAGTTTAAGCCGCCGCTGCTCGACCATCGGTTGCGCCGCGGATGCCCTAGAGACTTTGTCCTTCGTTCTGTTCAGCCGCATGACGGGGATCTTTGTCATTTGCGCGAGTTGCTGGCAGAGTCCCGCCTGCGGCCCATTGCCCTCGGCGATGATCTGGGAAACCCTAAGGCGTTCACAGGCGGCAATGGCGCGGCGGACAAACTCGGGGAATGTGGCCTTGACCCGTAGGCATTCCAGCACCCACACATTGCCATTGCTCTCGGCCAGCCCAATGACGCAAACGCTGTAGTCGCCCTTGTTTCCAGACTTCTCGCTAAATGCCCAGTCGATTGCCGCCACTACTCGGCCCGATGTCCACGCCGAATCCGGCGGATCTTGAATGTAGTAACCGTCCTCCAGCCATTCCGACCTGAAAATCAGGGTGTCAGCGTCCAGCGGGATCAGTTCGTAGGCTCTGGCGTAGGCGAGCGATCCCATTTCCCGGCGCTGCGAATCCAAGCGTTCCGGCGTCCAGACCTCTGGCCACGGGCTGACATTGCCATGGCACGGTTTCCAGAACAGGCTTCCGTCCTCGGTGGCCATCCGTTTCCAGTCCGCCGTCAGATCGTCGTTGTGGTAAGGGGTGAACGCTCGCCATGTACGCGGCTCGCCGTCCGCAAACGCTCGCATTGGCAGCCAGTTGTTGTACCACGCTTCCTTTACCTTGGAACGCTCGGCTGGAACCAGCACGCTGTTCTTAAGGTCACAAACATCGTCGCCAACAAGGATGTCGGCGCGACCGCCCGCGCGGCCAAAGATGCCGCACGCCTGCATGGTTAAATCGCGGCCAGCCCGGGGGCGCTTCACCAGAATGCCGGACGCCGTGGATTGCACAATCTCGATGTGCGGGAATACGAGTTGATACCTCGAATCGCGCATGATGTTGGTTACAAACCGGATCTGTTCGCAAGCCTTGTCGTCGATCTGGGCAATGTGCTTGATTCGAATCGACGGGTTAATGCCGATCTCCCACGCTTCCCGCAATGCCAGTTGCACCGACTTCCCATGACCACGGGGCATTCCAATGCTGGCGTCCGGGTGGTCGCTTAGGAATTGCTGAACTCGAGTATGGATCGGCGCGGGCGCAAAGCCCATCACCTCGGCAAAGGTGTCTGGGCAACGCCGTGCCGCATCAATGATCGCCGATGTTCGGGCGTCAAGCGTCATTCCCAAGCCTGCGGGCGATGATCTTGTCCGCCAACTCCCGAATCTCTGGTGTCACAACCACGCGCTCGGTCGCCTGATTCGCGTCCAGCCGTTCCATGCGATCCAGCGCAATCGCGGCGTTTAACTTGTCGCGGCCCATGGACGCCAGAACCTCGGAAGCCCTGAGCCTGTAGGAAAGCGGCAGCCTCTCATTCCAAAGAATCTTGGCGCAGATCACGGGAGCGCCCTTGTAGACCTGCTCAGGGATCTGCCAGCCTTCCCGAACTGCCCTCTGGAGCAGCCTCATGCCGGAGCGGTTAGAAAGCCCGTCCTCGATTGGCGGGGGCTTGGGTTCCGGCTTCTTCTTGGGCCGGGGTCGCTTCGATGGCTTCTTCTTCTCGCTCACTCAATAGAACCCTTGCCGATGCCGAACTCCTCGCCGCAATGCGGGCAGGTCACATTAACGAGGTTGCTATTTGCGCCCTCGAATGCCCGCTGGAACTGACCCTCCGACTCCGCCGCCTGCTGGTCAATCTGTTGCTGGGTTGGCATCGTGAAGTTGTTGCCAGCCGTGTCTTTCAGGAGTTCGTCCAGACTCACATCGGGGAAATACGCCTGCATATCAGCGGCGTCCAGTTCCCGGAGTTCTGGAATCAGCATATCCATGTCCCACTTCGTGGATTCGCCAACCTTGTTGTCCGCAATGCGGTAAGCCTTTGCCTGAGCCGACTTCATGTCGGTTACAACGCACGGAACTTCCTTCAGGCCCAGTTGCGTGGCCGCCTTCAGGCGGGCGTGCCCGACAATCACCACATTGTTCGCGTCCAGCACCAGCGGCTGGTTAAACCCGAACTCATGGATCGACGCCTTCAGCGGCTCAATCGTCGCCTGATTGATTCGGGGATTCCGCCAATACGGCTTGATCTGATCCACCGACAACATCTGAACCTTCATGCTCTTCCTTCCATTTCTTCCTTAGTTGGATCTGGAGTTTGCTTTCCCACGCCCGCCGATAGTCCACATTCTCGAACAGTTTACTGAATCCCGTGATGTGCTTCAGCCGGATCAACTCGTCGGCCTCGCAACCGATCTCCTTGCAAATATCCTCGTCGCTCCAGCCGTTCTCCAGCATCTGGAACACCATATTGGACATCCCGCTCACGCTGTGCTTTCCCCGGGCCCGGTTGTGCCGGATCGTGGACGCCATGCGATCATTAATCGGCTTGTCGATCACCACCACGGGCAACAGGCCATTGCAACGGTCTCGGATGTCCTTGTTCAGCCTCATCGTGGTGTAGCGGTGGAACCCGTCCACAATGATGTACTTGTCGCTGTCTGGATCCCGGATTGTCACCACGGGCTGGGTATAGCCGTCGTTCAGGATCGAGA